CCTTCTTTATTAAGCGCATTAATCTTTACATTCTCGCCTGACATAATCTCTTGACATCCCACATCATCCATGCAATTTCTCTTTTGAAAGTTAACTGGAACTGGTACAGGATTGTAGGTATCCGTTCGTGTATAATAATTCCAGCGATCACTGCCTCCCGTTGTTCTACGACCATAGAGGGGCAGTACTTGTTCGCCAACATTAATAATACCTACCGATTGAAAAGACTCAGGAAGTCCCTGTGTCGGAATGTTGATAGGAATAGATGCAATTCCTCCACGAGGGGGAAATTCAGGTCTGCCCATCCAATCACGTAGGGGTTGTGGCGCTCGGTCGTAGCGTGAATCTCCTGCAGAGATAGGGATGATTGTAGGCGGTGAGGGTTGCATAGAGGGTTGTGCTTGATGTGCTTGCGGTGCCATAACAATCATTGGAGACTTACTAAAAAAAGAAGCAAATAGAAAAAATAGAATTGCAATTCCAACTAGAAAAAATAAAATGAGTCCAAGTCCCTCAGAAATACAGAGTACCCCAGGTGGACACTTACGAGCCATCCTTTCTAATTAGAATGTTTTAAAAAAGTCTTTCGTCAATGGAATGTATTCTTTTCCTCCAAAATGAGCTGCTTCTTCTGCAAAGGATGATTTCTCTGTTCCATATATTTTTACGCAAGATGAAAGTAGGAGAAACTGTAGAAATGCATCGTCCTCATTGTATCTGCGTTCAAAACATGGTTTAACAGGATAACTGAGATACTGACGCATTTCTTTCTGATACACCTTATCATCACTTAATAGTAGAACATGTGAATCAAATGAATCCAGCCACTTAATAATAGTAGAATCATTTATTTTTGAGCCAGGATAATAATCATAAAAAATCTTAGAGCGAATACTAATACCAATCATGTTCTTAGGATACACATATGCTTTTGACAGAAATCGCTCATGTGGTATAAAATAGGTAGAATAAATTCTATGCTTTTCCGCAGATGTAATGGAGAGTGATGGAATATAACTTGTTTCAATCAGAAAATCATTTGATGCATCCATTGTTTCATTTACTTCATCCAACTTACATAGAACGGGCGGCTTTATTAATTTCTGTCCATACGACTGATAATTGTACCAGGCACACGGATCGGTACAAGGCATCCATTCTGTATATGCCTTATACACTCCTATGGACCGTTTTGCATAATCGCATTTTGGAACGCTATCCTTAAAATAATACTCAAATGATTTGTCATGAATGGTTTGAATATGCGGCAGGGCACATGTATAAGGAGTTCCAATCCAAAGATGCTCAATATTCATTTTTAATTTATCTGCCAAATAAATTGCTGACACCATTGTTCTCATACGATTTCCAAATCCTGCATTGGGTGCAATAACGAGCGTTTTTTTCTCTGTCATGGCGAATTGTCGTTGTTTTATTGGTTTTGGTATAAAATGATCACAAATCATTTTGCGCCATACAGACTGATATTGCGTCTCTATTTTTTCCTCAGTATCTGAGAATTCTATCATGCCATATACACGGCGGTTGTCAAGATATTGTTTTACATTGCGTTTTCTTAACATATCACTAAAAATAACGTATTCATATCTATTACTAGAATCCTGATAAGAAACATCCTTTAAAAATGTATTGTGAATAAGATAGGTACAATGAATAACAGGAACCTCTATTAGACCTTTAATATCTCTGTTTAGAATCGGGTAATATAAATCATTTTGTTTCATATAACCATTTTTATCAATCATGTTATGATAGTTGGAATATTTTGTAGAAGAGGTAAGCATGGGACCAATGACACCTAGATGCGCATGTTTCATAAGTTTTTCAATGGTTTCAGGTACAATAAAGTTGTCACAATCTACTACAAAATAGTGTGCGCATAAGGTTCGTGCATGATCCACTGAATCTTGTCGTATTTTACCTAAAATAGAAAAGCGAGTTGGATTCCATTCATGATGTCCAAATGTTTTAAGCTTTTCTGAAATGGATTCATCGTTGATATAAACGGAACTATATTCATGTCCATAACTATTTACAAAATGATGGAGGATCTCTGCAGTATTGTCTGTATTATCATTTGTACGAATATATAAATGAATAAAATTTTTCGGATAGGTTTGATGATAAATGCATTTTAAATAAAAGGGAAGTGAAAATCCTTTATCTTTGGCTAAAATGGCAATCACAATGGAATCCTTTCCATTAAAAGAATCCATTTGGACCGGATATATTATTGTTCCATAAAAAGATACTAGTTATTCTAACACCTTTTTATTGATAATTATTTTATGAAATTATTCTATAATTTTATTCACCTAATTTAAACATCCCTCCTCCACCACCGCCACCGAACATTCCTTGAAATGTCTGTAATAGCTCCTTTCCATCCGCTAAGACGGGCCGCATCTGTCCCAACATTCCCATGAGGCTCTTTTGTGTCTCCAAAAGTTTCTTGGTATCTGCCGTCATGGAGTGAATCGTACTGGGATCCAATGAGTCCATTGCTTTCACCATTGTTTTTCCAGCATCCAACTTAGGGCCTCCTGGATGTTCCGATGGCATCTGGCCCAATTTAAAGAGTTGATTAGTGGCCGATTTGGTTTCTTCCTCTTCAATCTCCTTGTCAGTCTTGTGTTTTTCCGAAATAGCACTTGTAATCTCCTTCACATTCTTTTCATTGATCTGATTGCTAGTGGCTTTTGCGGGGGCAGCGGAACTTTCTTGGCTGAGACCCTCTTTTTCTGCGTTAGGCTGTACATCTTCAAATCCTTCTACTGCGGGATCATATACACCAGCGGGTTCTCTACGTGGATCCTTTAGAGACTGCTGGACAGGATGGTATCCTTTTTGCATTGCGGCTAAACGATTCTTGATATCTGTTGGATTGTTCTCATTCTGAAATCCTTCACGTCCCTTAACGTATCTCTTTAGGAACATGGTGTAAAAAAATGCAAACAAAACTGTAACCGCAACAACCAATTCAAACTGATCTAGAAATGCATAGGCAATAAACCCAATGGCAGCAGATACTAACACACCCATTAACCCAGAGTACAATATGGTATACAAAGCAGTTCCGCCTAGTACAACCAGCGATGCTGTATATGTCATATCGTTGAACTTCATTCCCTATATGCTTCCTAGGAAACTTTTTATTCTATTAGATAACCATGAGAGGCACCAAAATCTTTTGAATAAACCAGAATAAGAATCCACCCAATAAGGACTTAAGTGCCATTCCTGCCGTAGTTAAATCACCGCCAATGCGTAACAATGATGGTAAATAGTGACCAATGAGCACATTAATAATGGGTAAACTGATTAAAAAGATGATAATGGCAACAAGCAGGGGTTGCTTAATCTGAGCAATAATGCTGGAATACATATTCCCAGCACCACTATCAAATAATGCGGGTTGTTGTTGCTGCATCTGCGGTGGATAACCTTGATTTGGCATTACATTTGCATAATTAGATCCTCCATGTGAAAAACTGGGTGAATGCATGAGACCTGCAAAATCAGCAGAAGTCGGATAATCCTTACCAATCATGTGGGCTGTTGCAGTGGCAGGATCCGTTGCCATAGGATAGGTTGAATTAGGATTTGGAGCATTCATCATTCGGTTTCCATAACCGGACGGAGGAGGTGGCGCATTCATTACTGGATTAGATTGACTGGGAATGTTCATGTCTGCTAGAATTTTGTTAACAAGATCATCATCTTTACTAAAGACCGGGGCCTTACCATCAAGATCGGATAACAATGTACCTGCACTCGCCATTTCTCTGAAAAAGTGAGAAATCCTTTGGGGGAAACTACTCACGCTGTTTGTCGAGACGACTCTGTCGGTGAGGTTCACTATGTTTGCCGAGACGACTCTGTCGGCGAGGTTCAATGCGTTTGAATGGAAGTGGCACGTCTGGCAAATTGATCATGAGGGTGATGTGTTTCTTTTTGTTCTGACATATTCAATGGGCATTCTCTGAAGGATTCTATAGCCCCCGATGCGGGACATTCAGTCATTTCTGTTTTGAACTCATAACACTTGGAATTTCCCATACGATAGACATATTTATCAAAATCTTTGTCTTCTGGAGCTTTATTTACATTACAATCTGGTCCGGAACACATCGGACGAATAATACAAATCACGCCAATTCCAACGATAAAACTGAAAAATAGATTAAAACGATCATCTTTTAAGAGTTTAAGAAGATTCATCTTTCCTGTTTTAACCTTATTATATTTTCTTTGCACTTATAAAGGATGATCAGCCATATTAAATTTGTTCCACTAATGTGTGGTGTTGTAATTGGTATCATTGCCATTTTGTGCATTAAACCTGAGCAGACCATTATACGCAAATATCCGAATCCAGAGAATGCGGATAAAATGATTTATAAAGATAAAAATGGTATGTGCTATAAATATAAAGCGACTAAAGTGGATTGCGATAAACATGAGGGGAACTTAAAGGACTTTCCTCTAAGCAAATAATTATAGATCTTCTATGATCTCGTCAAATTCTACTTGTCGTGGTACTTCGTCTGAGGGTACTGCTACTGGTTCTAAGACTGGCGCTGCTGTGACTGCTGCCACCGATGACGCCCCTACTGGGGGCGCAGTATCATCGGCTGCTAAGGCACTTGCGCTAGTTACTGCAACACGAGGTTTTCTCTTGGGTCTTGGAAATTTTTGTTGTTGTTGTGGCTGCTGTGCCGCTAAAGCTAATTGATTCTGCTTAATAGTCTCACGCACTTCCATGAGAGCCTTTCCTAACAGATTTTGACCCGTCCATTGTACTTGATCTCTAGAATGAATATTATCCAATGAAATTCCAATACCAATCAAATTATCATTCGGTTCATATGCTCCTAACACCGCATCCTTTGTCTCTAGTAACTTTGTCGCTAATTCAGGATACTGTGTAAACTTAGTAAGATTGACATCATGTAGCAATTTCTTCATGACATCATTCCACTTGACTTCATTCGCATCTTTGTCGCCAGGTACATCCTCTACCTTGTACTGAACTGCCTCCGCTGTTTCCGTCATCATAATGGTTGCCAAATGATCTTGATCATTGAATGATTTGGCTAATTCTGCGGCAATAGCCTGCTTTGCAGAATGATACATAGTAGCATTAAATTCTAATTGGACAGCCCAATTCAATGATAAAAATCCATACTCGTTGGTATCAGGATCTGAAAAAAGAATGAGCGGTATGACTGCAGCCACGGCCAAAGCCTGATTCGCCTCTGCCACACTCACCAACGGTTTTTTCATTTGTTCTCCCTCACGAACATACTGCTCTTGCAATTGGTATGGATTTGTCTGCATAAATGCAATGTCATAAGGAAATACTCGTGATTCACCAAGTTGTGTAAAATCTAGTTGTCTAATCTTGATTCCATCTTCTTTTAGAATAAACTTAAGAGGTGAACGTATCGCTTGCAGTTTATGATCTGCTTCTTCCACCATGCGATTCAGCCGAATAATATTAGATGTTAACCGATTTGGTTTTTTGTATTCCTCATGAAGTTGTACACGTGCATCCTCAAACTCCTTATTAGCTACTGCAATTGCTTCTTTTCGCTTCTTTTCCATTTCATCAAATTCTTCCATCGTGGGCGGACGATATTGTGGCAGTGGAATCGTTTTGATGGTAGCACCTTCTTTGTTTCGTTCAATTAAATTACCATCATCGTCATAATCATATAGTATGCCCTTTGTAGGATGTGATTTCGCCTTATAAAACTTCTTGAGTTCTTCAGACATGACTCTACTTTACTTGCGTACTTTGATCTGAGTATTTTGATCCTCATAAATAATCCCTTTATGATATAGTAATGTCTAATCCGGATACCAGTAGCAGATCAATGGGTTCACTGGGGGCCGCTGCTATGTCAGCCCTCATGATTTTTGTACTAACACTGGTCTTGTTTCAATTTACGGATAAATCGTGGTTTAAAATGGCATTATGGCTCGGTATGCCTCTTGCCGCATATTGCATTACTGTTGCTATTAATTTTGCATCACAATTTTCAATATGTGGTAAAATAAATGCAGGAAACGCATTTTTAGGTGGTTTGCCCACAATTGGAACCATGTTAGCAGGTATTGGTATTTCCTCTATTTCATTTTGCCGTATACCTATCCTGTCCGTTTTTGGATCTTACTTTGTTGGAAAGCAAGTGGGTGTGACACAGAATGCATCCACTGCCACACTAAATTCAGTAAAGAATGCTTCTAAACCATGCTGTACTCCACAATTGACGCTGGAAACCATAGAAAATGCCTATCCTATGGCTTCAGGGTTGTCGTATGGATTTTATTTATTTTTCTCCATGATGTTTGGTGTAGTCATTGGAAGTGGAGTATCCGCTGTATGTTAATCGGTTTCCACTCCCTCTGGCTCCATGGAATTATGATAGACCAGATTTGGCGCTTCAGGACCTAAAAATATATATTTGGGTGCACCATTCTTCATAGTTTCATTTGTATCCAAAATATAATATCCATGTTTCATTTCCTGAGACAAATTCTTTTTCGCAGATAATTTCTTATTTTTTGAAAATGATTTGGAAGAAATATTTTCAGGCTCAATCACCTCATTGGAAACGGCCACCTCCGTGTTGTTTGTAACTCCTCCCATACCGGTATGACTCGCAATCACAAGTACAATAATATAGGATATAATCGCCCACATGATTGCAAATAACCAAAAAGGCATCCATGTATATTGACTGTTATTGCGACCTAAACCAAACTCCTTCCATGCACCATCCTTAGAAAACATGAGTTCTGGCTTAAATGTTAAAATAATGGAAATACCTAATAAGTACAATAATCCTGAGTAGATGAGCAGGGTCATTTCTTATTGTTCTTAATAGAAAAAACCTCGTCAAAAAAGCCTATTCGTAATCATCGTCCCCGTGCTGATTGTTATCATACCCGCCTTCTCGCTCGTATTCTTCCGCAGAATGCATTGGAAACCCCATCGCATCCATGTTGCGTCCTTGTGCTACATCACTGTCACCAAGACCCGGAAAATCAACTATACCTGCATTTAATCGCTTCTGACGCTCTAAGTCATAGTAATCCTTGTCATAGGCATAAATCAATTTCGTTCCACCAACTGCCCACTTTCCTAGACCTAGTCGTTTGTTCATTAGTTCTACCGCACGTTCTTCATCCGATAACTTATTAAATTCTGCAACTACATTTACACGTTCTTTCTCATCACGAATAGCAATCAATTCTTTGATCTCCTTATCATTAAATGATAAGCGCTCTTTATAGTACTTCTCCAAACTAAATGCCACAATTTCTAATAAAAAGCGCATAGAGGGATCACCTACCGCTTTAATAGGGCTGGTAATCTCTGTTCCTTCAGGGATTTCAGATGGATTGATCAGAATTGCCAAAGGACCATACAAAATTGCTCGTTGAATATACCCAAGGGTGATGTCTTTTCCTGGAACCACAAGTGGACGAATCTTGTTCTTAAAAGGGAGCAGGGCGCTCATTTGCTTCAAAAAATAAGTAAGTTTTGATCTGGCAAACTGAAGACTGGGGCGCTTCATGTCTTCTTCTTTTAATAAAAGTAGCGTCATGTCATTTTGTAAAATCGGCTCCAAATCCTGTTCTGCGTGTGATTTAGACAACGATTTAACAAGTTCTATCGGAATAAAAAGAGACGATCTGGAAAATTGTGATACAATACGTTGAAAAGGTGTCATAAAATACGTCTGGATAACTTGGAACATATTGATCCATGAAAGTTTAGAAATAGATTCCAAAATCATTTGATATTTTTCCACCGTGAGCCGTTCCATGATGATCTTCTCAAATGGGGTGGTTGCATCCGACATGGCTCCTACCGCAAGAGCAATATCATCACGCTCTGCGCTAGGTGGCAGTTTCAAAAATTGTGTAGTCGTTTCTAAAATAACCTCTTGCCATCCAGGAATGGGCGGAGGCTGAATGGATCCAAATTCTTTCATGATATCAGTTACAGATGATATTACAGAGTAGGAGATGGTAGGAACAGAATGAACATTATGAATCGTATCTAGTAATGTTGTAAATTCTTCTGTGTCCGTTTTGACTTCTTGTGAATTGAGTGCGGTTTTACCTTCTGTGTCCGTGTCCATGACAGATGGATGTGTTGGAAATTGAAATCCACACCATTTGCACTGATGCGTTAAACCAGGTTCATGGGCATGACCAATTCGGTCACCTTGAAAGCAGTACTTCAGAAAGATACGATAATATTGATCCTTATTTGGCGTAACCACATCGGATCCCGCTTCACGAGGAACAAATTCAGTCATCATTGGTTGTCCTTGTTGATTGGGCTGTAATAGTCGCTTTGACATAGGCGGCAGATCCGCTGCTTTTATCCAAAAAGCACCAGGCGCATCTATATTATTAGAGCAGCACGTAGTTTCACTCATGGGAGAACCCTTCACTAATGATGCAGTTTTCTTAGCATAGATATGCGCCTGACGAATCCAGAGCTTGACCAATGCCAAACGCCCCTTGTAGCCCATGTTTTCGGCCACCTCTGGTTTGATCACATCCTTTGCAGCAAGCTCAGGCGTAATAAATATTTGCTCTGGCAAGAAACTGGGATAAATCATGTCTTTTTGTGAAATACCATAGGATGCGACGGCTGTTCCTAGAACCTCTGAACTATATTTGCGCTTCTCAGATAAACGTGATTGAATAATATCATCGCTAATAACTTCCTTCAAAATATTTAACATATATTGCATGATACCTTTCTGCCGTTTGAGATCCTCTGGAATTTTTTGAAACCCAGATTGATTCCAGGGCGCTTCATTTCTACGTATAGAGGACACCGCACATGCAATGTATTCTATGCCCTGCATTTTTGTTGAATCATCTTCTAATGGATATCCTTCAAACCCTGGAGATTTGCAACCCATTAATGCATAACGTACCACGTAGGATGGGATTTTGCATTGTATTTCTAATAAGAGAAATATTGCTGAGGCGGTAATAATATTTCTGGCAACCGCTACATCATAATCTGGCAAAGTAGGACGAGATCGTTTGAGAGCAGCATATGCATCGCTTGTATAAAATTTATTGATCCATGTAATCACACGAGAAATAATATTGCGATATCCTTCATTGTCAAGTTGAATGCCAACTCTCTCTGCTATTTCACGAATAATATTGTAACATTTTATTTCATCGTCATTTAGATTCAATTGCTTTACCTGAGATTGCTCAATTGGTACGCTAACCATTTCATCAATCTTATCGTCTAATAGTGCATCATCATCTACCAAGACTGCACGACCAGATTTGGGTTTACCATTGTCATCAAATTCAATGTTGTTGTCAAAATCTAAATCCCGAATACTTTGGCCACAGTTTCTGCAAATATATTTTCCTTGAAATTGTCCGCCTGCACATTTCAAAATAATTTCCTTTTCAATGATATCCTTTTCCTTTTGATTCAGAAAAACCTGCAGCTGTAATCGCTCATGAATACAAAGGAGATGCTCTTTGCATACATTGCAATCAATCCAGTTATCGTCACGATGTCCTTGATAGATCTTAAAGAATGTGGCGAGTTCATGAAATCGCTCACTATCATCGTGTAACTTGCGAATACTTACGAGGTCTGCCACATGCTTGCATGTATTCTTTTTAGGTTTATCTCCTGCGTGTATGGTATTGTATTTAATCGTATTCGCAATTTGTAGTTGTTTCAAATATTCCATATTATTGGTTTGCAAAAGCGCCCTTGCCATAAGTACAGAGTTCTTTCCAGCCGCAATTTGAAAGTAGTTGGCATGATGATGCAGTAAATAAAGTACCTTTCCAATGTCAGATTGTGCTAGCGATGGATTTACACGTTCATATTCCACAAGTGCCTCCGCCAAAATAGGTTGACCACGAATGTCTTCTAAGATAGCTGGATGATCTAAGAATGGATTTTGCTCTGGTTCTTTGGCTACATCGGTTGAAATCATTTGTCGCAACTTTGCTAATGTAGTAATGAGTTGTGCTTGATATAGATCAATCTTCTTTTGAAGAATCGTTAATAATTCAGGATAGGGTTCCAATTGTTCCATTCCATACTGCTCTATGATTTCCAGGGCATCGCCTAAACCAAGCGCAGGAACAGATATTCCCTCTATGTAGTCCGCCAGCGGAATATTTCCAAGTGTATTGCCAGATACATTTAATAATACAATATCATTTGAGGTTGCACCCATTTCTTTTGGTTCTCCCAACTCCTTCAAAATCATTTTCATTGTTTTTGGCGGCAGGAGACTGCGACCACTATCAATTGCTAACTGGTGCGAACGTGTGCTACCTAGATAAGGAGTTGCTTGAATAGGGAACATCAAATAGGACATCATAGATGCACCTTCTGCGGCCAACAATACTTGCTTTTTGCGATCTGCTCCTTTGCGATACGTAGTTGCAAGCGCACGTTCTATGCCAAAGGGAACTTTGTCAAAAATAGGAGGCGTATCTTTGTCATGACTTGGAATATATCCTGGCAGAACACTATCTGATTCTGAGGGTACGTCTTGTCTAAAGAATTCTGAATCTACTAGCGCCTTCCAGATAGGTGGGGCCATTCCATTTGGTGACCAGGTTGACAGAAATTGTTTCAAAAAAGTCTGCTGATCATTCCACTCACGAATAATGGTACTACCTTTGGCTTCCCCTGCAACCAATTTGCTTGCTTGATTTTTCATTTGTTCCAGTTCTTTCTCAAAATCCTCAAAGTGAACTTCATCCGCTTCTATTTTTTCTTCCATGTCTTCCTCTGTACGATAAACCTTCTTGGTGATACTAAGAATGGCACGACCAAGCGGAACGGATGCACGTTCAATTAATTCAGATAAAGTGGTCACGGACATTGCTTTAGGACCTCGGATTGAACCATCATCATTGTATTGCACGGTGGCTTGTTTTAGATGAAAGAGCGTTTCTACCAAAATTCGGATAGAGCGAACCGCTTTGGGATCTTTTTGAAGCGAAGGATCCAGACCCGATAAGAAATCATTTAGCGCATCTATCTTTTGTAGACCATCTGGAATGCGTTGTTCATAGGAGGCGGCTTCTTTCAAAATCTTTGGCCTGGTCACTTCAATAAATCCAACCACTTCAATTCCGTTATCTTCTTCTGGTTCCACGTCTTCTTCTTTGATTTCTTCACTAGGCGCTTCTCCATTTGAGGGTCCAGCATCCTCTTCGCCAACAAATTGGCGAATGCTGATAATAATGAAATCTTCATCGGGCTCAATCCCAATAAAGTTAAAGTTAAGCTCCTGCGTTTGATCTGGATCCGTTTCATCCTTGTCCTGAAGGATAATGTAATCATTTTCTTTGTCTACTTTCACAATCTTGTAGCTCTTATATAATTTTCCATCCACATCAAATGTATCAATGAGCTGATTGATTCGGAAATCTTGCTGTTCTACAAAGGATTCAAACTTGCGCTTTTCAATCACGTATGCCGCTTTAACAATAGGTGTCCCATCATCATTTTCTTTGTATAATTCTTCATCATCCGTCTGCTCTAGTTCAAATGTATGAAGCGTGTTAGATACACCATCTGGTTTGATACGAATCCGATCTAAACTACGATAATAAATGGTTCCAATGGTTCTTCCATAGGTAGTGGAGTCAAATACAACTCTATCACCTAGTTCAATGAATAACATAGGATCATCTTCATCTCCTAAGGAGCTATTCGCTGCTGTCGGAGCAATTTGCACACTAGATGAAATACTACCCTCCTCATTTACTTCATCTAGTTCTGATATGTTTGTTGTATCTGGCACTTCTGTTATTTCAGGTTCATCTACCACGTCATCACTATTTTCTAGTTCATTCAATGGATCACTCAAAGCAGGATCAGCGGAATTCTCCATCTTCCCTATTGTGAGAATCTATTAGAGTCACAAACACTCGTGAACTATAATTCATAATCTAAAGAAAAGAAGAGATAGGTAGTATAATATGGTACTACAGTTTGATATAAATTGCTTTAAAGAGCTAATAGAAACCTATCCTACTTGGAATGCACTGAAGACATTTCTAGAGTCTGAAGATGGAGGCACATTTTGTGTAACAGATACGAATAAAGATGGATTATGCTTGATTCGCTATGAAAAAGGTAGCTCCAATATGAATCTTTCTCATAGCAAATGGTTTCGGTCAGTAGTATGGAATACACAATTGCATCGCCCCGTTTCTATCTCCCCACCCAAAGCAGCATCGGATCCTCTTTCCACTCAGACAGATGGACTAGTATGTCAAGAACTGATGGATGGGTTTATGATCAATTGTTTTCGGATGGCAGGTGATAATCGCTTATATATCACCAGTCGCTCTAAAATGGACGCAGCCGGACAGTTTTATTCTTCCAAGACGTTTAGACAGTTGTTTGTAGAGTCCTATTTAAATCTTGCTACAGAGTCCGATCAGATGGCGGATGATTTACTTCAAGTACATGGAAAGGATCTTATGGGACCTTTAGAGAAAGATGTTGCAGTATGTTATAGTTTTCTTGTACAACACAAAGAACATCGCATTGTAACACCTATTACGGAAAATCGGTCCTATTTACTGCATACCTGTACGATTCATTCGGATGGTGATGTAACCATGACCGATGCAATTCCTTCTTTTCGTAATCAGGCACAAGTACCATGTATTCCAAGTGCAACTCTTTCAGAAACCTGGATCCAATCGCTATGCAATGAAAATACGTGGAAGTTTCAAGGTGTGGTTGTTAAAGATGGAGTCGGAAATCGTTGGCGATTTCGCTCTGAAAAATACATGACGGTGAAATCGCTACGAGGGAACCATCCTTCTCTTTTGAATCAATTTGCCGATTTATATACACAAAATTTAACATATATGTATTTGGAATACTATCCAGAGGATTCCATTCATTTTTTTCTAAATACAATGTTTATGAATCAGATCATAAAAATGGTACATGATTTGTATATTCAGTTACATGTGCTAAAAACAATTGTGGTAGCCGATATTGATAAAATGTATCTCCCACACTTATATAATCTTCATGGGATCTACTTGTCACAACTTCGTTCAGAGGGCAAGAAAATAACCGTTAGTGAAATCATTCAGTATTTTCACAAACAGCCGTGGCAGCGTATTGCATTTCTTCTTAAAAAAAATCAAGATTCTTATTTTGCACAGTTAGGCAACGTGATTAATGCCGATCCTATGAATGAATTTCTAGCTTAAACAATCTATTTGATATTTAGTAAAATGAAGTTTGGTATCATTGGTAACGGATTTGTAGGCAAAGCTACGCAGCAATTGGAATCGTCTAATGCAGCCATGTACATCTATGATATCAATCCTGCCCTCTGTGTTCCTGCAGGTCTTACCCTGGATCGGATGTCAGAATGCGATATCATTTTTGTGTGTGTTCCGACCCCAATGGAAGCCTCTGGAAAATGTCACTTGGGAATTGTAGAATCCGTGCTTTCCAAACTTTCTTTAATTATTGATCCTACCAAAAACTTCGTAGTTCTGCGCTCTACTGTTCCCGTGGGGACATGTGACCGTCTCGGATGTTATTTTATGCCCGAGTTTTTGACTGAAAAAAATTACATCCAAGATTTTATTCATTGTGAACACTGGGTATTTGGTCTACGTGGGATTAAGCAAGATAGTGCCTTTCAAGATGCCATTAATGCACTAATGAATTACGCTGTTACAGATGGAAAAATCATGCACGGGGATGTATCCTTTCGCACAAATAAAGAGGCCGAAATGATTAAATATTTTCGTAATTGTTATTTGTCCACCAAGATTTCCTTTTGCAACGAGGTAGCAGAATTTTGTGAGCGACATGGAATGGAGTATGAGAATGTTCGTTCCTTCGCCACACTGGACAAACGTATTGGTCCTTCGCACAGTTTTGTTCCAGGTCATGATGGAAAACGGGGATTTGGCGGAACATGTTTTCCCAAGGATACTGGATCTTTATTGTATCAAATGAATGCAGTGGGTATGAAGTCCTATGTGATGGATGCGATAGTTACACGGAATAATGAAGTGGATCGTAGTGAAAAGGACTGGAATGATAATAAGGGACGTGCAGTAGTTTAAGATGAATGAACGATTCTACATGAATCTAAAAACATAGTATCATGTAGAATCATAGATGAGCTCTGTACGATCCAATGCTGCGAGGCAGCCAACACGGCAGTACATCTCCGCTGCTCCTTTCAATAATGATATGTTTTTGTATACGGTATCTACTAATAGTGTTACATTGGAGGATAATATTGGTGTATTAACCGTAATAGGAGCAACACCTGCGACATGTCCTGCAGGTCGTATCCTACGTGAAAACGGGCAAAAACTATATCCAAGTGGAGCCAATCCAGGTATTTCAACGTTCATGGTAGGCGTATTTGATATTGTTACATCGCTAACTGGATATATTGATCCTAATTCACCGGTGTATGCTGTGTATAGCACCGATCTTCCATCCTTTTATGCAAATGGGCAAAATCCAAATCCGAATGGACCAGCTGATGCAGGGCCACCTGTGTATACCAATGGTACAGTGGTTGCTAGTTCGCTAAGTATTTATGCAACCGCATCTATGTCTTCGCTAACAGTATCTTCCATTAATGGTCAGACTCCTAATGGTGGAGGTGGTGGTGGGAGTAACACAAATACCTATTCCACGCTGAGTGCCTCTACTTTTACTGTCTCTACCATTGCATTTTCTACCTTATCGGGTGTTGCACCTGGTGGTTGTATCAATGTATCCTCTTTGATAGTATCCTCTATCAATGGCATCGTACCTGGTTATCAATCCAATACGTATTCTACGCTTTCTGCCTCAACATTCGCAGTTTCTAGTCTTACCTTTTCTACGATGATGGGCGTTGCACCTGGTGGATCTATTGGCGTATCATCATTGACAGTATCTTCTATTAATGGTATCGTACCTGGCAATCAAACAAATACATATTCTACACTTTTTGCTTCTACGTTTACTGTGTCCACCATTGCATTTTCTTCTATGACAGGCGTTGCACCTGGTGGCTCTATTGGCGTATCTTCATTAGTTGTGTCTTCTATCAATGGTCAAGTGCCAAATGGTGGAGGGAATACTCAAACCAATACCTATTCTACTTTATTTGCATCTACGTTCACGGTATCTACCATTGCATTCTCTTCTATGACAGGTGTAGCGCCTGGTGGATCTATTAGTGTATCTTCATTCACTGCGCCATCCATTGTTGGAAGTACAATATCCTATACGAATTTGACAGGAAGTATCTTAACCACCAATCAGGTAACTACTGCGGTTACAACCTATAATGATGGAAGCGCAACGATTAGCGGGAGACCATCTCTTGACTATAGTTTGTTTGCACTGAATTGGTCACAAACCACGGCGCTTACGCAAAATTGGTCCTTTATTTGCTGTTCCGCATCGGGTCAATATCAAAGTGCATGCACGGATATGTTAGGTACTATTACTGGCACGAGTGGTATCTTTTATTCTGCAGATTATGGGCAACACTGGACCATCTCTAATGCACCCTCTTTAAATTGGGCAGATGTATGCTGTTCTGGTTCTGGTCAGTATCAAGTGGCATGTGCCTATTATGTGGCGCCTGCAGGTCCAAATCCCGCAGTGAATGGTGGAATTTATTATTCATCGGATTATGGTCATACATGGACACTTTCTAATTCTGACCCAACCCTGTATTGGAGTGGATTATGTATATCCTCCTCTGGACAATATGCAACATGCACCTTATTGATAGATTCAAATGGAGCTCCAAGTGGTATTTATTATTCTAATGATTATGGTCAAACATGGACAATCGCAACGGTATTAAATACACCAGGGGGCATTCCTTCTAATACGATCTATTGGTATTTTCCTTGTTGTTCTGCCTCTGGACAATTTCAAAGCGTGCTTGCATCTGGTGGTGGTACGAACCCTGCGGGCGGTATCTATTATTCATCTGATTATGGTATAACATGGACCATCTCTAATAGTGCACCTACGAATCTATACTGGCAATCCATTTGCTGTTCTGGAACAGGTCAGTATCAAACGGCCTGTGTCAGTGATAGTTATACCTATAACACACCAGGTATTATTTATTATTCCAGTGATTATGGTCATACCTGGACACCGTGCGCAAATACTAATCCAGGAGGTTTAAACAAACAGTGGGAAGCGGTGGTATGCTCGGCTGCGGGACAATATCAATTAGCAGTGGTGTATTATGGTGTTGGAAATACTTCAGGAAATCCTGCAGGTACATTTGGAGGTGGTATGTATTATTCTAATGATTATGGTAAATCGTGGACACAAAGTACGGTTGTACCACCCAATCAAAATTGGTATTATCTCTCCTGCCCTTCTACTGCACAATATTTAAGCGCATGCTCCTATGGCGGTGGCATTTGGACATCTGTCACTCCTTTTTATAATATGATTACTTCTGCTATTTCTGCAACACTCATAAATTATGCAGATAGTAGCGTGGCACTGAGTTGTACGCCTGCACTTGATTATTCACAATTTGGCGTATCATGGTCTGCAGCCTATTCTGCGTCATCTCTTAACTGGCGTGCAGTATGTTGTTCTGCATCAGGCCAATATCAATATGCAACTGTAAATCCTGGAAATATCTATTATTCTAATAATTATGGACAAACATGGACTTCGACTGCCACGTCAAAAGCATGGCAGGCCATTTGCTGTTCTGCATCAGGTCAATATATCACCGCTGCAGTATATAGTGGAATTATCTATTACTCTAGTAACTATGGTCAAACGTGGACCGCATGCACGGATACCAATGGAGGATCCACGCAGTTATGGTCTAATTTGTGTTGCTCTGCTTCAGGACAATATCAATCTGCACTTGTAGGTGGTGGTTATATCTATTATTCTAGTAATTATGGACAAACATGGGCGGTTACTACCAATTTATCGTTTATACCCGTATTAACTGGGGGGAAAGCATGGAACTCCATCTGCTGCTCTGCGAATGGTCAATATCAATCTGCGGTAGCAACTGGTGGTTATATCTATTATTCTAGTAATTATGGACAAACCTGGACACAATGCACTGATGCAAATGGAGGAACAACAAAACAATGGCAGGACATTTGCTGCTCGGCATCTGGACAATATCAGAGCGCAGCAGTACAGGATGGAAACCTTTACTATTCTATAGATTATGGTCAAACATGGACTGTATGTACAGATGCAGTTGGAGGTTCTACAAAAAAGTGGCAATCTAATTGCTGCTCTGCATCTGGTCAGTATCAGGCTACCGCAGTACTTAATGGACAAATTTATTATTCCATAGATTATGGCAAAACATGGACAGCCTCTACCAGTGGTAATTATGCATGGTACTCTATTTGCTGCTCCGCAAATAGTCAATATCTTACTGCCATTGTAGGAGCAGGTACCATTTATACGTCTGTAACCCCCTATCCTAGTTTATATGCATCAGGTAATCTGAAATGTCTAACATTGTATGGTGGTACCAAAAACTTTGAAATTGACCACCCTGTTTATCCTGAACGAACACTGGTCCACTCCTGTATTGAAGGTCCTCGTGCGGATCTCATCTATCGTGGATCAAAAGCACTATTTCAAGGAACCATTACTGTGGATATTAACAAAGAATGCACGGACACGGCAGATTGCGCCATGAGCGATGGGACATTTGAATCCTTGTGTGCGAATCCTCAGATTTTCTTGCAAAATAATGCAAGTTTTGATCGTGTGATTGGTACATTGATGGGTCCTCTTCTTATCATTCAATCCGAGAATGCGGCATCCACAGATATTATTAACTGGATGGTGATTGCGGAACGCAAAGATCCACA